GTCAACTGATGGGCTACTCAGCTCGTTAGAACCTTTCGCGATGCGAGGTAACCCCTATTGGCGGGTCACTAATCCGGGAAAACTCGGTTTAATGTCCTGTGCCAGTAGGGGAGTGGGTCCGTCGGCATTCCACAGACGTTGAACGTCTGGGGGAGTGACCAATTTGGACTCATCATAAGGGGGTTTTAAGTACCTTTCGCCTTTCTCCTCGATCTTATTAATAAAATCGGGGATACTGAGCTTTAAGGGCATTAAATTCCCCTTGGCCCGCTTTAGCCTTGCGCGATATCGGTTTCCTGCTTTTTGAATTGCAGGAACTTTCTCACCAGGCTCAGGTCGGGCACCGGATAAAATGGCATCCAAGGCTCCCGTTGTTCTCATACCCCTAGCAATTTGCTGGGCGTGGAGCAGGGGGGGCAAAGTGCCATCCGGATTTAGGAAAGCTTCCTTTACTTTGAAGGCTGAAAACAGTCTCCGAAGATGGGCATCAATCCAAGGTTTACAAGCGGCCGGTGTTGCGAACATCGCTTCACCAGCTGCCCGTCGACCAGGAGGGGCCATTTTAAGGACCTCTCTCTTTTGGTGCTTTATTATCACCTCACGAAAGTTCGGCCCAAAAGGCTGACTCTTGTGGATGGCAAAAGTACCTTCCCCTAAGATCAACTGTTGAGTTGTGAGGTCAGACATAAGCCTGGCCCAACGCCTTAAGTTGCCCTGAGGGGGTGAACATCTCATAACCGAAGAGGGCATTTTAATGCCCCCCCAACGTTCCGGGAAGTTCAATTCCAACCCAACCGCACGAGCGGCTACCCATTGTGGCCAGAAGCGCGATAGCTTCCACAGAGTTTTTCTGATGGAAGCACCGCACCTATTGGCCACAACGAGTGTATGGGATGGAGCGGTTGCCCACGACTCTGTTCCTTTCGTCCCCCCTTCAGGGCCGACGAGGGTTGAGAGTGGCAAGCAACCGAGTGGAAGTCCGACAGAATCAGTTACGACCTCTGTATAGAGGCCGTATTTGTTTTCCTTGTCGAAATAATCCTTACTTGAAGAAATAACCACGCCTTTAGACGTTAGGTTCTTTGTCCATAGTTCGGACTCTTCCTCGAACAAGAACCCCTCCGCATCATCACCTGTAGTGCGGAGGGAGTATCTACGTTCGAGGGGAACCGACTCCTCCCAGGTCCAAACGTTTAATAACGCTAGGCCTGGCCAGGAAGTTGGCTCCCCCATCATCGCCCCAATCACTGTTACTTGCCGATTCTTGTCCCCCTCGTTAAACTCTACCTTTTGGTAGGATTTATGAAAGGAGATGAGATCGGCCAGCATTTGTGGCATGGGGCGATTTTCCATGTGGTCATAGGTTCCGGTGTTAAACACTTTTCCAGTAGTTTGATACTCGGCCCTACGCACAGGGATGGACGGACCAGATGCGGTCTCATCGTAGAGTCTTTGGTGGGGGTTCGGAGCATACATGCTCCGAACACCTTCAAAGAACCTAACGGGAGTTCCGAAATCTAGTTCTTTCAGCGCAAAGAATAGTCCTGTGTCTTTTTCAAGGCCAGGAAACATATCCGTAGCTGAATACGCCCAAATGCCGGAATTTGGTTTTTCCATCATCCGGCGTAGACTATTTTTCTTTTCGAGAGGTATGGCTAGATAATCATGCCATACCTTATCTGAAAGGAAAGGATAATCTTCTCCTATGCAACTTCTGTTCTGGAAAAGCGTTCTGGGGCCAAATAGCCACGGAATTAACTTTCTCACCCTTTGAAAGAATTCTTTCTCAGGGAGAGTATCCAGTAACCCTCGATAGAGTGAACGCTGCCACTCAAACGGATGTAAATCCGTTGCGGTAGTAGCGTCCACACTTCGATGCCCCATAAAGGGAGAAGAGGGAGAAATATCGTTCTTCAGGGGATCGCCTGGGGAAATGGAGGGACCTATTCTTATATCTCTTTCCATTACCTGGTCGATGTACCCACGGAGAACGTGTTGAATTATCACGACGGGCGCAATGCCTGCCGTGGGAATTCGAGTCTTGAGCCCCTTTTCGGGGGCAGAGATGGCAAATGCAGCAGGGATTATACCCTGAGACTGCAATGCCTCGCATACAACAAGACTTCCGTAGATCATCCAGCGCCACTTAAGGCCCACATCAAGTGGGCCTGAGGACGCTTTCGGATCTACGGGCATGTCAAAGAAGCCCTCTTTGTAATGGGATTTACCCACGACAATGAGAGGCCCTATGGCAGCAACTAACCCGCCAGCAGCGCGACTAAGCTCTGCACACGCGGATGTCCCCACACTGAAGGGTCGATGTTCATATTCATGCGGTTTAAACCGCCTGAACCAATCAGCGACCCAAGCATCAGGATCAATCTTTGCTGGAACAGTCTTCGACATCCTGTCGAAGTACTGTGGCAACATAGAATCGTCCTCGTGTAGGGGGGCCGGTAGGCTGCGTGCTGCCATAGACCACTGCAATTGCAGAGGTTCTGGCAATAAGCTCAGCTCAGGCCACAATAGAAGCCCATCGTAGTCTGCAAGGTCTCGCATAAATGCGAGCCGACGCAGCGCACTCGATGTACGCTTAATGGACTCCGCAAAGGCCTGGGGATCGCTTAATAAAGCGGTTGCCAGGAAACTTTGTCGGTGCCCGGGTAGCTTGAGGCCAATAGACTCACAAGCAAGAACCAGGGTACACCAAACGGACTCCACAAACCTCCACCACTGGAGATGCTTTGAGAGCTTGGTATGGTGGTTCCTTTTAAGGAATTCCAACACGCCAGCCCTCCAAGCTTCCATGCGGAGGTTTGTATTATAGACGATTCCGTCCGGCTCAACGTCGTGCTTCTTAAGCATACGTCGCAGCCGTTCAGGTAACCCCCCATAAACGTTCCAAAACGTTTTATAGGAGCTTTTCCAGGGTTTAGCCCGGGTCTTGCTCCCTTTAAACGTCAGTTCGTTAGGGGGGATTTCGCCATAAAACCTATACAGTGCATCCGCGTGCCGCCTTACCTCTTCAGGCCAGGCCTTTTCGTGGATTTTGCACTGTATAAAGCGCCCATCAAAACTCCAATAACTAGGAGTTGGCGGACCGGTGAAAGACTTAGACTTTTGTCCAGGTTTTGTCTCCCGTTGCCAAAATTTGTTAGGCGCGGTACATTGGAACGCCAAAACCTCGGCCGGTACACCTTTTAATAAGAAGTACCAGCCAAAGTTAGAAGCTGTCCATTTTGCACCTTTCATGGTGCGGCCGGGCGCATTACCGCCATTAACTTTGCGAACATCTCCACCATTGCACCCATAGGTGCCATGGCGGCGACGAACGGGTCAACGGCAGCCGGCTGAACGGGCAGGGCAACGATGGGGACGGCGGCGGCCTTTTTAGGCTTGCCTCCTTTCCCCTTCCTCCCCTTTCCGCCCTTTTTCCCGCCTTTCGCCTTGTCTTTTGACTTGGCAGAAGGATCTTTAGGGATTTGCAAACCTTTTTGGTCTCCAAACCTCTTATTTAAAAGATCCGCGCGGGCTCTAATGGGCTGGAAAGCCCGATAGAGTGCCTTCTCAGCGTCAGTGCCATTCTGTTTAAGCTCAACATCTTTATGTTGGGCCTTAACAGCTTTCCACTGTTCGTTGAGGGCATTTACGGCGGTAACAGTATTCAGCTGAGGAAGGAAATCCTTCTTAAACTGCTTACGTTTATCCTCCGTGTCCAATCCCTTCAACTTAGGCAATACACTTGCACCATATAAGGTGTACAACTGTAGGGCCCAGGGGGGGGTAGAGACGTATGTCTCAGTCACGTCTCCAGGTTTTCGAATTGGCAGACCGAGTGCCTCGCGAACGCTAAGCACCTGGTCTTTATTCAAACCAAACCTAACACCGGTAGGCACACCCAGAACTTTAGTTCCGGGTGCAACCACAACAGTGCTGGGTCGGTGGACGAACTGCTGACAGGTTGCCAAATGTAAGGGGAGGTGCGAAGTCCTGATGGACTGCGCACACCTCACACACTCAACCATGGGATCGTCACCAGCCAATATTTTGGCTTGACGATTGGCCAGTGCCTTGGCACGTTTCTTGGCCTTACGGTCCTTTTGGGCATCCGTAAGGACCTTAGACGTGCCTACATTAGGCGCTGGAACAAGGCCTCCACTAACGGCAGCTGCATAAGTAGCTGCCGGAGTAGGAGGCTTGGTTGGCTCAACCTTGGGGACAGCAGGCTTTGGCACGACTGCATTTGCAGCCGCCACAGAGCCTGAGCCTCCAGGGGAAAGAGCCCGACGGGACTGATAGGGGGAACCATCGTGCGGCCTCCTGGGGGGCGGGACTGTAGTCCACGTTCCCCCGGAAGGCTTCACATCTTCCTTAAGACCCAGAGCCTCTTTTAGAGCTTCGTTTTCCTGTAAAAGGTTAACGTTGCTCTTCTCGAGGCTCAACAACATCTTCCCCTGCTGCTCCATCTGCTTTGTCAGGCGTTCAATCATGACCAATAAATTGGCCATGTTGTCGCCCAACAACGAGTTGGAAACAGAGGGGACAGGTGTAAAGGCCGATGGGGGCGGGGAGTGGCGGTACAGGTCTAAACCTGTCCCCAGCACACCTGGCCCCTTCGGACTATCCGGAAGTGAATTAACCAGCGAAGCCTTTTTAGGCTTCACGGGTTGAACCACTTTGGGCTCCTCAGGCAAAACAGTCACAGTCCCCAAAAAGGGAACTGAAGGACTAATAGCCGGAGGAGAAACCGCCTTCTGGGGCGGAGACGGGGAACGAGAGGGCGGCTTGCTCGCCGGTTGAACCGGCAGGCTAACCGTTGGCTTCGGGGTTGGAGAAGCTCGCTTAGCAACTGTTGTTGCAGGAGCGGCTATCGTAACCCCTTTGCTCTTCTTGTCCTTACCTATGTGGGTAGGCTTCCAATTAATTGGAGGCGTACCACATGTCACCGTTTGGGCATCATCAGAAAACCAGCTGACTTGGTCTTTATAGACCTCGTTTGACTGTAACTGAAGATACCTCCAGGCATTACCGTCCAGGAACAGTTGCATAGCAACATTCTCAGGGGGCGAAGCCGTCATAAGACGGTACGTCCCTGGAGGCAATGGCTTGACACTGCCGGACGAAGGATCGAACGAGTCCAAAGGAGCAGACTGGACGGCACTGTTAAGAATAACAGTCTCGTCCAAGTTCAGCTCTTGGGCCAACTCGATCAGAACAAGGCGGAGTTGTTCTAGGAGGAAAAATCCCCCTACCCACCAACTCTTTACCTTGTCACGGACCGAAGGGTCCGTCGCTGGGCCATTTGAAATGCCAGCAGGGAAAATCCCTGCCTTTGTCATCTTAGCCAGCCCGACAACCATACTACAGAATTTCGGCTTTAATTCGCATACCCGGAGGTCTTCCGCCAGGAACGCGGACCGAATATCTGTGTAGCCCCCTTGGATTTCTCTAAAGGGGCCAATCCGTCTGGGCCGTATAATCCCTCCATCGAGACTACTGATGTAGTCTTGGTGTTGGTCGGCCCACTCACCCTCGTCTTCACAAGGGCGGGGAATATTGCGGGCTGAACCCTTGATAGGGGACAGCCACGCATGTGACGGTGTTGGGGCAGGCTCGCCGACAAACCTTTCATAGGTCTGTTTGGCCAAGTCTTCCCAACCTGCATCCGAGAGGCCGAGTTCCTCCCGGGTCCTGCCAAAGATAGACATCTCTGACACGGCCCGGAGGATCTTGGCTCCTCGCTCCATCGACTTTGGAAGCCGCTTCCAGTTATTGCAAATGCAATCTCTGGTGGCGTTGCTAACCTTGTCGGATACCGGGTCATGAGACTCTATTGGCGTTAAAACGCCATCAAGGTTCTCAAACCCATACGACCTACATAAACGTGGGTCAGCCCATTCAGGCCAATCCTGGAAACCACTTAATGTGGTAACAGGGACTGGCGGGACGAGCATTGCAGCCTTTGAGTGCTGCGCACCGAGACGAACGACGAGACGGGTAAATTCATTTACCAATTTTGCCGTTTTCTCAATTTCGCTAATGAGGTCAGGGACTTTCCCCGACCCACCAGCCTTCTTCAAGGCCCGGGCCTGCTGCGGGAGCACAAATGTGCCTCGGCAGAAAGCCTCGGAGCTTGAAAACAAAGCCCATTTCTGGGCTTTAGGGGCGGCCGCTTCGG